TGCATAGTTGACGGTGCCGACACTCAACAAGTTTTGATTGGTATCTGCATTGATTAAGAACAATGTTCCACTGCCGTCATAATTTGGTGGCATATCATTTGGCAAATCTGCAAGTCGTGCAGCAACCAAGAGTCCATTGATAGAAGTAAAGAACCTAGTTGATTCAACATCTCCCGGATGAACTCGTGTATTGAATCTGATTTCCCATGACTGACCAAGATTCAATGTTGGTTTGATTCGCTTCTGTAACTTTAGAGAAAATGAGTTACCGTAAATAGAAGGGTCGGCAGCATCGATACTAGCAGCAAGACGCGAATAGACTAGGTTCCTATCAAACTGCTGTAGATTGTTAGTAAAGAAGCCCTCGATGGCTGCTCTGACCAACTCAACAATCTGACTGGTAGACTTGGTTGTTACCTTTGCGTCATATCTGACATTGGCATTAACGCCAACATAGGTATAGATAGGGTCAACGAATTCTGGGATAACAGACACGACACCTCTACTGGCTAGAATATCGGTTTTGATCTGTGCCTTTTGTGTCTCGGAAATAACAGTACCCGCAAATGGCTTAAGCGAAATGAATACCTTTCCATATATGGGTGGGTCATTATCCTCACCACCCCAAACAGTAATAGATTCGACACCAGCAAAGTTCTGCCTAATTATGTTTGCATAGTCTTCAGCAGTAACTGCTCTGTTCTGGGAAACGAAATTTCTTGGTGCATTGAACTTTATCTGATCAATCGTCTCTGCCTCTGCGCCACCCGCACTGACTTGAATGACCGTAACTAAGACACTAGAAGAACCACCAATAGAACCATTCAGTGAAAATGTCTGGGTTACACCATCAAAGATATTAGCGGCTTCGCCATTCGTAATCAGATATTCAATTCGAATAATGTTACCAGCAGATAACTGTTTTCCCAGAATGTTATCTCCAAAATAAATTTCATATCTTCCATTGTAGTTTTCTTCTAGGTAATACACATTTGAAGTAGGTGTAACGCTAGTAATATCTGTCACCTTTGTGAATACCGTAGTAGTCAAATCAGATGATGAATTCTGTACAGTCACCAATATAGTAGTTGTATCAACATTCGCATTGGGTATCTCATACTTGACTGTTGGACCGACTTCACTAACAGCATAGGTAAAGGTAAGTGGGGTTCCCTCATACAATACAACATCTTCAAATATATACTGTCCATTGATCGGGGATATTGTTACGTCATTGATATTTGAGAAGGTGAAGCTAGAACCACCAACATTACTTGTGAATGTGGTAAACCGATTCAATGTCAATGTATTTGGAGAACCAGTTGGACTGTTTACAAGAATGTCCACGACCGCCTTAGCAGCAGTTGTTGATCTTGGAACATATGACAGGTGTTTTGCCTTTGACACAACAGATGCCCTCTTGATTGCAGAATCCAAGAATGCTTCGTTGTGAATCATGTTAGCCAGATATGCATTGTAATGAGTGTTGTATGCCAATAGGTTCAACAACACGTTCATGCCAGACCCTTCAAAATTGTAGCTATTGAATTCGTCTTGGCTTTGCAAATATGTTTTAAGATTTTGCTTGATATCGTCAAAATCTAATTCAGTAACTCTTAATTCTGCCATGTTATCTAATTCTCTTAAGTGTGGTTGTGAATGTCACTGGTTCNCTAACAATACTCTTGGTTCAAAGTTCTGGATTACTTCTTCAATTGTTCTCTTCAATACCTGAACCGTGATATAATCCATTTGTTCAAACAATAATGAATTTACCTGTGATGATTTCTCTGGATGAAAAGGACTCTCATAAACATTTGTCATGATTAGATACTTCAGATTCTTATTGATTGAATCTGCATCAAATGATTTGACGATATCGCCTGTCAATGGATGTGACAAGAAATTCAAATCCAAATCTTTGAATTGTCTGATTGTTCTATTAATAGTAGCCATGTTATTATTTATTATCCGACAAAAGTGTTTTCTGAGCCTTGTGCACAAACATCACCACAAGATATTGGATCGCCCAATCTAGCAACGGCGTATCCTTCAACAAAAGTCTTTGTTGATCCAGATGCAATGGTTCTAATTGATTGTGGATGAGTAGTATCATCACACGAATGAGTTGCATATTCTGCGCCGACCAAACCAATAAGAATACCATTGATGAATGTTTTGGTTGCCGGAGTAGTTACAAGACTGGTGGGTGCAAAACAACCATGTCCAGATGATTCATCACCTAATCTAACAACTGATGCCATTAAACCACTCCCCTTGAATTGATTTCTTGTATAATAGCGATACCATTCGACCAGTTATTCAATATGTTCTTGGTGACTATTCCAGATGAAGAACCGACTTCAACCAAATAAGAAATAGTCTTGGTTCTTCTTGGGTCTGGGTGGTAATGAGTTTGTGCAAAAATCTGTGCAGGTACATCATTGATGTTTGTAACCAATCTTACATCTGAATCAATTTCGTCTTTGAATTCAATATACTTCTGATCAAATGCGCCGTTATAGGTACCAGATATGGTCACAGTGACCGATGTACTGGGTAATGCAGATATAGCAATACTGACACCAGATTCGGTATAATCTGGAGTAACAGTCAGTTCTGATATCACCCCAAGAGTAGGTGGGGCAGGAGGAATTCCTTCAGTCTCATCTGTAACTACAAATGACGAAGAAAAATACTGCCCTTCTTCAGAGGCTACTAAGACTGTCGGAGTTATTGCTAGTGCCATGTTTTTATTGACCGAAATATCTTGTTACAATTATTCGCTTGACAAGGGTTTTTTTGACTGTATACTTTAGTTCCCCCGTTAGCTAATCTCCTAAACCTAATAGTTAATGTATTAGTTACTAGTAAGTAATTCAAAACAGTTATTTGACAACGTAGTTGTCGATCACGAAGTGATCTTCAGTAACTAACGACAACTGCGTTGTCGATCACTTCGTGATTAACCTAGTTGGTGTAGTCCAGTATCATACTTCCTATGATTCCAGAAAGTCATTATTTGATTTCTATTATTGCCAGTTGATTTCAGTGAGATATGAATCCAAGGATTATTTGTGTAACTACTATATTCGAGTAGTAACTGATCACAATTTACCAGTCCTTTGATTATCTTTGCAATCTCATAGTAATCTTGCTTTGATACGTTCTTGAATTGAATATCGACTGCCTGCCCAATCGTATGTTGTGATGTACTAGTTTGTGATTGGTCTAATCTAAATCCACTTGTAACAAACATATTTGGATATACATTATAGATTGGTTCTAGCACATTCATACTCACTGCTGCCCTACTGGATAACATCCCGACAGTGAAGTGTTCGGATAATTGAAAATTGTCTGGTATTGACTGCATCCCAAGCAAGATATTACTTGGCTGGATAATGTTCCCATCATTCTTTCCAGATGATGTATCTGATGCATATACCAAAGGAACCACATTCAATTCATTGGCATCTGTTATACCATCAATAATTAATCTGTTCTTTAGTTCTTGATAGTCATCTGTTTCTGTTTCGACTGTGATTGCATAACTATCGGCAATTGTAATCGTAACAGGGTCTTCAATCAATGTTTCTGTGAAGTCTGTTCTTTCCGGTGGAAGTCCTGCTTGAGAAAACAAAGAAGCTGGCGCATCACTTGCAGTTCCTGCATTGGCTGCCGATCCTTGATTGATCATGGTTACACCCCCTGAATCTGCATTCCATGTACCACCAAACTTCATGTGACCATCCCCGGCTGATTGTAGTTTAATGTCATTGCCACTGTTAATGTTCATTGAACTAGATGACTGGACATTCAGTATTCCATTGGATTTTATGTCAATTGAATTTGTTGATTGGACATTCATCGTATTACCAGATTTCACATTAACCTGATTGGCTTCGACGTTAATATTATTCCCAATATTCAAATGACACTGATCGTCAGCTTCAATGTATATCTCGGGTGATCGCATGTCAATTGCTTCGGCAGCAGTGAGTTTTAGTCTGCCGCCTGCATTAATTTCAATATCATTATTTGCTTTGATGAATGCAGAACCAGCAACCTCGACATTTGCATTTGCGCCAACGTAGATATTGCACTCACCATTGACAGAAACATTTGCCTTTCCACTGATGGAAACATAGCCGTTCTTGTCTACTATCTTGTAATCCGAGCCGACAGTTCTTGTTACACATGAACCATTACTATCAATTTCAATAAATGTACCTGATCTATGATAGATGTGTAATCTCTCTGACCCCGGCGTATCATCCATTTCTATGACATGACCCGATTCTGTCTGAATTACTTTATTGTATGGGTATTGTCCGTTGAAACTTGACTGTGGCTGCGACCAACTATTGTCGTTTGGTAGCTTGGCACCTGTTACACGCTCAAGGTTCTTCTTTTGAACGACCGTGCCATTGATGGTACCTTGTGATAGTTTATTCGTGTCTGACAGCCCCTCATACTCCTTCTTGGGGTATGTTCCATTTGGGTCTGTGAATCCATTGGCCGTCTTTTCAACTTTATCGCTGTTGTCTGGATTGAACGCATCAAATAATGCTGCTTTTTGAAATGCCTTACTACCAACATAACCACTGAATGTCAAGTCAAGGTTATCGATTGAAAAAGTGTCTGCCGAGAAATCTGTAAGTAAATTGAACGCTTCCGTTGATGGGGAATATAAGTTAATTGTATTTTTAACTAGAGAATTCTTTACATCCCCGGTTATCGCATCCGAAACAGAATCATACGACTGACTTTTTATGTAATTAAAATCAATCTTCGTGGCAGCAGTCGTTGTTGAATTCAGTAGTGCCTGTAACTTGGTGTAGAAAGAATCAATACTCGCGCCAAGGGTATTCGATATAACAGTTGATTCAATATTGTTGGACAACTGAATCGGAGACAGATTTGACTTGACAATATCAACAGGATTGACTGTGCCAACCAGAGATTTTGAAACCGTATCAATGGTTGAATTTATATCAGTACCAACAAGAGAAGTGATATCAAACTGGGTGTTTGATACCAGCGAATCTATGTTATTAATTACCTGTGGCTGTACCGAAGCTGGTAATAGAGGTACGACCGACGATAATACGGTTTCTTTTAAGATTGACATTATTTAATAAGTTTTAGCAATTCTAGTTTTTCGCTTTCCCATCTATTCTTTACGCTGTTCTTGATTGCTTGTGAGCTAGATGCAAAAAACGTATTTACGTTATCTATTTTGTATTTTGATACAACTTCAACGATGAACTTATCAGTCAATTCAGACTTGTTCTTTAGTGGAATTGTAAATACCGATGTCCTACCCGGACCTAGTTGAACTGCTGTTGACCAGATCAAATCTTGCACGGCAGGACCAAACTTTGATAGGTCCAATCCATTTCTTTTAAGATTGGCTAACATGACATCATAGTAATTCTTTTGAATATAGTCGTGCTGATCCTTGGCAAAGGCAACTGAATTTTCAGCCGCAATTGATTTCCACTTGGCATCAAATGCTGGTGTTGCTGGTGTAAGACCCGCGAATACATTCTTGTACTTGCTACTTGCAATATATGCATTCAATGGAGACTTTGAACTAGATGGCCTTGATTTTCCACTTGGCATAGTTGCTGGCAGGTATGATGCGAACTGATAGCTACCGTAGGATGCACCACCATAATCACCAGCAGCACCGCCATTGTAATTGTTGATTGTTCCCGGACCTCTACCGCCTGATTCATATCTTTCTGATGTCTTACCTAAGCTCCACCCATCAATGTTTGGTGTGCCCACTTTAATCTCCTTACCAGATGAATCCAAAACAGGTGCTCCGCTTGAATCGGTCAATGTGCCTGTTTTTTGATTTGTAATAATATCTTTCTTTGCTGGTTCAGCGAATACCTTATCCTTACTGGATATTCCACCAATGCAACCAAAGAATGCTGGTTGTTGCATGTCTTCGCCATCAAGAAACCAACCAACAACAACTGTGCCTTCTACTGGGCCAAGTGGTGATGATCCGACACCAGAAATAGCAGCCGATGTAATTGGTTGTATTGGTAGTGCCCACGGAAGATCATCGGTGGGTAATACCGTTTTGTCATCTGTATGATAACCAACTATTCTTACCTGACATCTTCCCATCTTCTTTGGGTCAAATCGATTCTCAACAATACCCATCCACCATATAAAATTCTTGTATATATTATCCATTATTCATCCAATGAGTTTCTAGTAGAATCCTTGATCATCTCCATTAGCATAT